GGACATATCTGTGACCAGTGATGCCTTGCCGCCAGTCCATACAAACAGTTTGGCATTGTCAGCGTCATTAACGGTTGAGTCGATAATCGCAAAGTCGCCTTCGCTCAAATCGTTTGGCCCGTTAGCGTTAAGCAGTGCTACAGTTGCATAGGTCTTCTTAATGCCAAAGGGTTTGCCGGCCGGTCCTTGAATACCCTGTGGGCCTTGAATACCCTGTGGGCCTTTAGGACCTTGGATACCCTGCTCACCTCGTGGACCAGTTTGACCAGTATCACCTTTAGGACCTTGGATACCCTGTGGGCCAGTTGGACCACGATCTCCAGTAGCACCAGTGTCGCCCTTAGGACCTTTATCACCTTTCGGCCCTTGAGCTACGATGCCCAAGTCAATATCAGTTGTTGCCAATTTCTCACCGCCTTTCTATGACCAGAAGTTGATCTGACGCCATGATTTCCAGGAGTTACTCCACCGTTGCCGTACCCAAACATCACCAGAGTTAATCTGGTAGATTGTCTGCACTATCATATCGCCACCGTGATATGCATCGACTTTCATGGTGAACCAGTCGCCCATATCAGTACCAGTGGTCGGATGATTAGTGTAGTTAGACAATGCGTTAGGCATGTAGTACTTGCCCGTAGTCGTGTAGTTATTAAGGTCTCCGCTTGATACAGTCGTCGTATCGTCGGCGTTTGGTATGCTCGGCTTGCCCGAAATGTTAGCCCACGTCAGGTCGGACTTAGTAGCCACATTAGGTTTACCCGAGATGTTTGACCAAGTTAAGTCGCTAACATATGCGATCTTTTGCCATGTTCCCCAACCGCCGGTGCTAGTATCACGATGACTGCGATACCATAGATGCTCCGTCGTGTTATCATTGCCAGACCACCCCAGCAAAAGCTGTCCAGAACCACCTCCAGCTACGTTAAGTACGTTGCCGTATGGCACTGGATAGCCGTTGTTGTAGACGGTTGACATTGATACACCGCTTGTGCGTGGCAGACCCGTTGTTGGAGCATTAGCAGTCGTGCCAGATGCCGTTGCGGTGTAGTCGCCTAAGTCTTTCAGCGTATCAGCATTACTTGGCCCAGCCGGACCAGTGGCACCAGTTTCACCTTTGGGCCCCTGCGGTCCTTGTACGCCTTGAATGCCCTGCTTGCCTTGTGGGCCTTGCACGCCTTGTGGGCCACGCGCGCCAGTATCGCCCTTATTGCCTTTGGGTATGGTAAAGCCAGACGATAGGCCGGCAACCGTACAGCTTGTTGAGCTGAGCGAAGTGATACGCCAGAAACCGATGTCAATGCCATTGCCGTTGGGGTACTGGTCAAACACGATGTCGCCAACCTTAGCAATGTCGCTAGGCTGCAAGTTTGAACGAGCAAAGGTAGCCGTTTGACCGCTAGAGCCGTTGCCGGATATATCACCGTTGTACTTGATGATGTTGGACCCAGTTGGTCCAGCGGGACCAGTAGCACCTTGCGGACCAGTCGGCCCGGTATTGCCTTGTGGGCCTCGTGCACCGGTTGCTCCGGTCTCGCCTTTGGGACCCTGTGGACCACGCGCTACCACGCCCAAGTCAATATCCTGTGTTGTCACTCACTCACCTCCTAACTCCATTGTGTCGTTAACCGCCATGCCGTCCACGTGCCATTGTGCCTTGTACGCGTATAACAGTCGGCAGTCGCACTGTCAATGTACGTCTGCCATACTTCGTTGCTATTGGCCCTAATTGTCAGCAGACCACTGGTTGACGGTATGTTGGTAACCGTGCCATCGATACGATAGCTATCGTCCATCGTAAGGTCGTTAGCGTTGCCCTGCGTAATCACGCCAACGATAGCCGGCATGTCAACGTTGTTGATCAGCCGGATATGCCAGCGCTTGTCGTCTGCGATATACGGTTGCCACGTTTGGCCGTCTTTGCCTGCAGAACCATCTTTGCCAGGCGCGCCATCAGCACCTTTCAGCGACGCAAGCCATTGTGCCTGCGTACCGGTGTAGCCATTGGCTACGGCGACTTCGTATGCCGACTTGCCGTCAGCTCCAGCATCGCCTTTCTCGCCTTTAATCGTGCCCATCTTAGGCTTGATCAGCGTCCACATATTGTCCCCATCAGCGTTGTTAAACAAAAAAGCACCCGTAGGTGCCAACTTAGGAATTTTATTTTTCCCGTCTGGGCTGGCAACCAGCATCTCACCACCCTGTAGCTCAGTGGTACTGTGGTCAAACCCGACGAAAGCGCCAGGCTTGATCGTGTAGTTACCGTTCGGGTCGGTTGGCTCAACAATCGTGCTGTCCGGCTCTTTGACCAGCTTGCCGGCAATATCAGCGTCTTTGTCCAGTGCGCTTGTGTAGCTGCCTAGACCAGTCTTGCTGTCATACTGCCACATGTCGGCATTGCTTGGCTGACTACTGCCCCACGCCGCAATCCAACGGTACACGCCCTGCTTAACGAGTGTCGCGTTGTCAAACTTAGCGTAGTTGCTTAACGAGCAGTACAGGCCGGTGTTCCAGCCATAGCCCGCCCACCGCTTGCGGAACGACTCGAAAATGCTTGACCATGAGCCGGCAATCGTGCCTTCCATGTCCAGGAAGTAGTACACGTTCGGCTGGATGTTTAGGCTCTTGGCATTGTTGACCGAGTATTGCAGTTCGCCGTCTACGCCCTCGTAGTAGTGATATACATGGACGATCAGCCCAGCTTTGGTCGCGTTGGCAATGTGGTCTGCTGCGTGCTCATCACGCGTTACGCCATGACCGATACGCACGACAACCGCTTTGACGCCATTAGCTTTCAGGTTGGCCCAGTCGATACTGGTTGGCTGCCACTCCGATACGTCAACTACGTTTGCTGTTGTCAAATGCTTTCACCTCCGTTTCGTTCCAAGCGCTGTTTGAATCATCCCTGTTATTGCTGCTAATGATCAATGATTTAGTCTGCTCTTGCAGTTTGGACAGATTAGTCTGCTGTGACCGCTGAAAATCAAGAATGTTAGCAGCATTGCTGTTTAGCGTGACTGTAGACGACTGCGTATGGCTGTATGGATATTTCTGATATCCAACCAAGCCAACTTTGGTAACATAGTCAGCCGGCCGAATCTCCAGCCGTACCATATCGCCCTCGATAATCTCTTTACCAGGGTCAACCGTAAGCTGCAGCGTGAAGTCTGGGTTGGCTTTGAATTGCGACTCAGCATAAGCTTTCATCTGTTCCTTGTCAGTGATGGTGTCGCTGGTAATGTCATCCCCAACGAACAGTCCCCAACGCTGACGGCTGGCTTCGTCGACAAAATAAAAAGGAGCAAAGTAGTACTGCTCCTTAGAATCGGTTGTAGATGCCGTTCCATCATCATCACCGCTGGATGAACCGCCGGCAACGATTTTGGCCATATCATCATTTCGCTCCCACCATGTCGGCGGATAGTAACTGATCGGCTCTGTTTTGCACACCTCACCAGGTTGTGGTTCATAAATCATCGTGTTGTTATCCAGTGCCAAACAGATGTGATGACTAGCACCCTTTGATCCATAGAAGCCCATGTCACCAGTCTGCACTTGATCACGGCTAATCTCGTGACCATAGGATTCCATCGCTACCGTATAGGCCGGGATGTTGATCCCAAAATCATAGTAGACTCTGCTGACAAAGCTCGAGCAGTCCATGCCGTTGTACGGATTGGCAGTGCCAACCGGTCGGCCATAGCCATATTTATACGGGACACCAAGATACTTCTTGGCGTCAGCGATAACGCTTTGAGCACCACCGCTGGCAGTCAGTGATCCATTAGGCAACCCGGTATCACTGGTAGTCTGGATTTCCTGCGTCGCTCCAACCAGACGGGCTGCGTTTGACATGTCTGTCGTGTCATACTGCAGCTGGACTTCCGAAGTATCACGCAGATAGTCATAGCGGTGGCCATAGTCTTTGTAAAACTCGTCATGCGAGTAGATACGCAGATTAAGGTTATCTGGCCAAAAGACCGCTGACGACCACGCCCCCAAAATCCGGCTGATAGCGTCCTTGCCAGAACCGGCTGCATAAGGATTTTCAACCATTGCATTGTTGAAACTGCCGATTACCTGGTAAGTAACGTTCCAGTTCTTGCCATTGTCACCGCCAAAAAAGGCATTAAGGATATCGCCCGGAGACACCGACTGAGCTACCGTGTCAGTATTATTTGGCACGTCTAGGGATGCGTTGCTGTTGCCAGTATGCGAGTACTGTCCCCAGTCAACCGGATCACTCCCGTAGATATGCATACGGCTGATTTCGCCGGAGATATGTTGCAGAGTAACAGCTGTCGTAACAATACCGCCAGAGTAGTCCGGCTCGCACTGTTTGATGACAAACCACTGCCCGTCAATCTCAACCATGTTCTGCACGGTCAGCATTTGATAGGCAACGGACTCGTCATCCCAAGCCGTAAAGTACGCTTGGTAAGTGCTGTTGACTTCCCAACTGATATAGATGCTATCTTCTAGTGCCGAGTGGAGCATGGCAATCTGATCATCACCATCAGGCACCTTCAGAGCATGATCCTTGGTAGCAGCTACTTTTAAAACTACGCTCATGACAGATAGATGAACGGAAAGCTGAACGTGATGTCCACACTGCCGGCTCCTTCGGCAGTAAAGCTGTTCCATCCGGGATCTAAAGATATCGTCCCATAGTCAGTTTTAGTATTGGCAAGATTGCCGTCCAGATAAGCATTGACACCATTGAGCACAACCGTATGACTGCCGTCGTTAGCCTGCTTGTACTGCCAGCTGGTGCCATTGGTCTTGTTGGTAAGCTTAATGGAGTTGCCGTTAAACTTACATGAAATTTTGAGATCATGGCGCTGATAGTACGGGTCAATCGTAATGTCACTGGCATTGTAGACGTCAAAGATTGTTGACGTAAAATGATAGCTCGGCAAAGGCTCGGGCAGATTCATACCGAACTGCCAGCCGTCAGCCACGCTAGGCAACGAATCACTCCGATATAGCGAGTAGCGATAACCGTTCGGTACGTCAAACGGAATTGAAAAGTTGGCGTCATTAGACCCTGGGGTAATCGGCGCGATATCAAATGGTGTTGGGATGCCAAAGTATACCTTGCCTGGACTGGTGTCAGTCCGTACCCGAACCAGCTTGCGCGAGCCAAACAATCGATACAGCTCATGCTTAGCCAATACCAGATCATCATATCCGCCAAAGCTGAGCCAAAATTTCTCGCTGAACGTCCTTTTAGCGAAAGTCTGGCCGGCAAATGGCGAGCCATCAGTGCCAGTCGTGTCTTGGTACTGATTAGTAAATTGTGGCGACGAGCTGGCATCGTCCAATCCGAGATAACGCAGTCCGGGTATCTGGTCGCAGAGATTGATTTCATGCTGATCGCCAACCTTGATCATGATATATGGATCCGACATCTGCTCATCCCCTTTCCTAGAACCCTAGTTGACGCATACGAGCGTCTTTTGCTTCTTTTTTGTACAGTTGTTGCATGTCGAGACTGCCTTGAGCTTTAATCGCGTCTACCTGATCGCCGCTCAGACGCAACAGAATATCAAACTTGGACAGTAACTCGTCTAACTTGTGGCTCAGAGCGTCTGATTGGCGATCTGAATTGCCGACAGATTGGAGATTATGTCCCAAAGTAGGATCATCATTGCGGAACCGAGTAACAATCTCGCCCAGCAGTTGATATGCACGTGACCGCCTGCTGATGTCGGTCGGGATGACATATTCTGGCATGTTCTTTTCTGCGATCTC